ATGGCTGATCTCGGTAATTTATATTTTGATATACTGTTCCGTGATAAGACAGCGGAACAACGTAAAAAATTGAAAGCGGAAATCACCAAAGACTTGCAAGCAAAACTTGATGTGGGTTTTGACAAGAAGAAGTTGGTTGGTGATATGAAGACTTTGCTTCAAAGTGAGAAGTTTAAGATCAATGTGGTAGTGGATAAGGCCAGTACCACACAAGCTGTCCGTGCCGCCTTGCAAGCCGCCGGGTTGAATACAAACTTTACAGCAAGTGATTTACGCGCCGCCAAAGCCGCAGCCATTCAAACCAAAGCGGAGGCTTCTGCCGCAGCCGCACGTGAGCTTGCGCGACAAAGAGCCGCCCGTGCCGCCAAAGCGGAACTGGATTTGGCTAATGCCCGTGAGAGATCAGCCAATGCAGCAAGGCGGCACATGACAGCCACTCTCAATATGAATGGAGCAATGAACAGCCAGTTGAGTATTGTCGGACAATTAAGAAATGAATTTTTGGGGCTATACTCCATTTATGCGGCACAAAATTTCTTACGTGCAGTGGTTGATATTGGTGGTGAGTTGGAGAATCAGAAAATTGCAATGGCCTCTATCCTGCAAGATGAAGGCAAAGCTACAACCATATTCAATCAGATTAAGAAACTGGCTGTTGCTTCTCCGTTCGGGGTTATGGATTTGAATCAGTATGCCAAGCAACTTTCTGCATATTCTATACCATACAATGAATTGTATGATACCATGAAAAGGCTGGCTGATATATCAGCCGGTGTAGGTGTTGATATGGGGCGTATCATATTGGCCTTCGGTCAGATAAAGGCTGCTAAATTCTTGAAAGGAACAGAATTGCGGCAATTGACGGAAGCGAACATTCCTATGGTGGATAAACTGGCCGAGCGATTCAGTAAGTTGGAAGGCCGCATTGTCAGTGCCGGTGAAGTGCTTGATATGATCTCGAAAAAGAAGGTTACGTTTGAGGACGTAAAAGATGTTCTTTGGGAACTTACGGATGATGGTGGCATGTTTCATAACATGCAGGAAGTTCTTTCAGAATCAGTCAAATCCAAATGGAAGAACTTGGCTGATGCGATTGACATTATGCTTGGTGATATTGCGGAGTCAATGGGTAGTACATTGAAATGGACTGCCGAAAGCCTTACCACCCTTGCACAAAATTGGAAAGAACTTGTACCGGCTATCGAAGCTGCCGTTGGAGCCTTTGGATTTTGGAAGGCAGCTATGTTGGTGAATAGTCGTTTGGTTGTTGGTGAATATAAAAATATTTCGCAGACTGTTTTGGCTAATAAAAGGCTTACGGCAGAAAAACTTCGCGTTGAAGCAGCATATAGGAAACTGACTGTTGCCGAACAACAACTTATTGCCACTTCCAATAAACTGACTTATGCGGATTATGAGCAGATGGCTGTTTCGGGTCAATTAACAAAGAATAAACTGCTTCAACTTGTAGCTATGAAAAGACTGACTGTGGCACAAGCGGAAAGTATAGCTCTTCAGGCAAAGATGGGCAGACTCGATGTCTCACAAATATCTCACATTGGAGCGATGAATGTGGGGATTAGAGCATTGTGGGGGAATTTAAAAAATTTGGGGATGGTTTTGAAAGGGTTAGCTCCCCAATTTATTGTCTTTGCAGCAGCCTCTGCCATTTTTGAATTATGGTATAAGTCCGGGCAAAAGGCTGACGAAATGAACGAGCGTATTTCCGAGTTGACAACAAGAGCACAAGACGGTTTCAAGAACCTAACGAAAGAAGCTCAAAAATTTGCTGATGTTGATCCTTTTAAGGCGAATGATGCCTCATTGATTTCTTCCATTGAAGAAATGAAAACAGCATTAAAGGATTATTCCCCGGTTTGGGCAGACGCTTTTAATGAAACGTTTAAGACTGATGATGAAGGAAATAGTATAAAAAGCCTTGCAGAACAATATATATTGCTTCGGAATGCTTTGAATGATACAAAAGAGGCTTATAGGCTGCTTAATGACATAAAAGGTACGTCTGAACATGCCAATGAAGCGACTGACGGTTATTTTGATGACAGTTTTCTTGAAAATATCAATGACTATATTGATGCGGAGGAACGGGTAAACAAGATTATTGGCCGCATGTCAGGCAGCTATATCGAGTATTCCACCGCCATGCAGAAAGTTATAGCTAAACATGATGATTTTGCCAAAGCCGCTTCGGGTAAACCGCTGAAAAAACAGCTATCCATTCTCAAAGAATACCCCAAAGCATTGGCCAGCCTGAATAATGAGTTGCCTTTCACTGGAGAATATAGAGATGATATTTTTCAATTGCGGAAAGCGTGGAAAAACTCTAAGCGTATTTATATGGAAGATGTATTGCCGGATATGAAAGACTTCCTATCTGGGTACAAGTCGAGATTGGGAACTGCCGGTTGGGATTTAAATAATTTGAGTGATGCCCAAAGAATAGCCATCAGTTTAGACATAAGTGCTTTCTTTGACACGTTCGAGAAGATGCCGAAGTATATGCGGGACTTCTTTAATGGGAAGATTCTTGAAGATGAGTTCAATATCAAGATTAATGCTGAATATACGGAAACTATTCAGAGCTTGTCAGACTTGCAGAAAAAGTTCAATGAAGCCACAGATGGGCAATTTGAAGCCCAAATAAAGGTTTCTACGGATTCAGAGAAAATTATTGAAGGAGTACAAAAAGCGTATAAGGAAGCTAAAGAGACAACAAATCAATTGAAGCCGGTATTGATTAAAGCCGGAATAGATTTGTCAGGTATTGGAGCTATTGGCTTGTCAAAACTTCCTGACTGGCAGAAGCAAATTGTATCAGATTATAAAAAAGCTTTCTACACAATGCAATCCGGTGAGAAAGGAGCTAAAGAAATCGGTTTTTCTCTCACTGATCCAAGTAAGAATAAGAGCAAAAAGGATGTCTTTGCCGAGAGGTTGAAAGAACGGGTAAACTTGCTAAAGGACGCATATTCTGAATATAAGAAGTGGACTGATATTGTTGGAAAAGAAGAAGCTGCCAAAAAGGTTATAGAATCGGGCATTTTTGACTCCTTGTTTAGAGGGAAGGAACCGGTGGATATTGGAAATTATCGAGATGAATTGAATAAGATTCTTAACCAGCTTGACGATAAGACCGAAGTTCGTAGGGACTTGAAAGTTTCCATACGGAAAGTCATTGCGGATATTGATGCCAACGCTATGAAAGAAGCTTCGGATAAGGCCGCAAAAGAACTTGAAAGGTACGTATCTGATGTTTCAAAGAAATGGGATATATACAAGCAGCTTGTCAATGCCGGTGCAAGTAAGAAGGATGCTTCAACTTATGCTTTTGGTTTTTTGACTGATTATGAGAATGAAGCGCAATATTTAATAGATACAGTACAAAAGAAACTCAAAGAAAAGGCTGTTGATCTTCCATTCACTTTGAGTGACGATGAAGCAGAAAGTATATTAGGAGGTAAAGACAGCCCATTATATAAGCAATTTTTTAAGGTGTGGAAGGATGCTAAAGAGGCATTTGAGAAAGATAAGGTAAGTATTGCACTTGATGATACAAAGGTTATTGCCAATGCAAGATCAACGATAGAAAAGATACGAATATTAAGTGAACAGTACGCATCAAAGACTGGATTAAGTGTCGGAAAAAATGGGGAGTTGGTTGGTGATACGTCAGGTCTAAACAATGTTCAGAAGGCTTATCTTGATGAATATAATAAGAAGCTGATTGAATTAAAATCGACCTTATTACAATTGTTACCTGAATGGGAGAAAATATTTGGAGATAAAGAGCAACGTTCATTCTCTGATTTGAAAGAGGCTGAACGTATCGCAAGGGAAATCAAGAATAATGCAAAGGTTTCCTATGATAGCGATGGAAAGCCCAATGGATTTACTTCTTTTTTTACGAAAGATGATGGTAGTATTGAAAATGTTAAGGGTGCTTATTCTTTGTTGGATAAATTGATAAAAGCCATCCCCCAGTTGCAAGATGCACAGTTGGCTGTAAATCCATTCAAAACCTTAGCGAAGAATGTAAAAGAACTTTTTACTTCTGAAAAAGACAGCGACAAACTGGAAAAGAAAATCGGACGGTTGGGAGAAAGTGCCGCTGAAAGTGCTGATCTTGTCGGCAATTTTGCAGGACAGATGTCTTCCATGTTCGATGCTTTGGGCAATGAGGGTATGGCCGACACGATGGGTAATGTGCAGGATGCCATGTCTTCTATAAGCAATATCGGGCAGGGATTCGCCAAAGGTGGAATAGTTGGTGGTATTGCTGCCGCTGCCGGTGAAGCTGTAAACTGGATTGGGAAGATAGCACAAGCACATGACAAAAAGCTTGATAAGGCTATTGAAAAAAGTAAACTTCGTGCTCAACAGTTGCAGTATATATACGAACAGATTGACGGTATTCTTGAACGTTTCTTGGGCAGTGGCACGGAACTAAAACTTGTAGATGCAGAAAATGACCGTACCCGGTTGAATCAATTAAATAATCAGATTGAGGCAATACGCAATAAGGGGAAGATCAACATCTTCGATTTGATGTCTTTGCAGAAATATAAGCAGGAAGCGGAAAAACTTCAAAAACGTGTTTCGGCATACGATGAAGGCGGTGCATACGGGTATCAACGTGCCTTGATGCAAGAACAACTTTCAGAATTGGAGAAACAGCGGCAAGCCGAAATTGACAAGAAGAAGACGGATGATAGCAAAGTGGCTGATTATGAGAATCAGATTGCGGAGATGAAACAGCAAATAAAGGATTTTGCCGAAGAAACGGCTGAATCTCTTTATGGCATTAATTTGAAAGACTGGGCTTCGCAGTTGGGAGATGCCTTGTATGAGGCATGGCAGAAAGGCGAGGATGGTGCCGAAGCTTTCAAAAATAAGGTTGCCGACATTATGGGTGATGTTATGAACTCCATTCTCAAAATAAGTATTTTGGAACCGGCCATGCAACAGCTTCAAAAGATGCTTTTTGGTGAGGATGGAATGAGTGGTTATTTCGGCAAGGATTTCTCTCTTGACGAAAGGGAGTTGGAAAGTATTGCGGACTATCTAATGGGTGTCAGTGAGAAAACCGATGATTATTATTCCATGCTTGACAAACTGAATAACTATATGGAAAAGAAATATGGTATCAGCATGAAGGAAGAGGAAGAAGACAGTGGAAGTGGTTTATCTAAAGGCATACAGAATGTTACTGAAAATACCGCTAACCTTTTGGCTTCTTATATAAATGCAATCCGGGCTGACGTGAGTGTCAAACGGGAGTATGTGCGAAGATTGGTTGAAGAATTGTTCCCGGCCTATAATGTAATAGCGCAAGCGCAATTGCAACAACTGACAATGATACAGATAAATACAGCAAAGAATGTGGAATTTGTGGAAGAAATCAGGGATATACTGCATAGGAATATAAACGGTGTAAACAAGTTTAATATATGA